TTGCACTTGCGCCATCAGCATCAACAACTGCCGTCATTTTTTGGTCAATAGCGGCGGTTTGGTCTTCAAAGGTCGCTGTAACAAGTAATTGATATTCTGCAAATGCTCTGGCCGCATCAGCCTGAGTCGTCCATAGCTCAACAATTCCCGCTTTATTCTCCCCATACTGCGCCCACTGCTGTCGAATACTGGCGTTATTAGCGTTTGCTGTTTCAAGAATAGCCTCAGCATTCATGAAGTCGTCGTTAAGTAGTTGCTGCCCTGCAACGGTGTTTGTAATGAACTCATCGCCCACAAACTCAAGGATCGAACTTGTGTCTGTACTGGACATGCCACGAACCCAATCTATCCAGGGCGACTGATTACCGGATTTATCCACGATCCGCGCGCGGAACCAGAACACTTGGCCCGCCCTTAACCCCTGCATGGTGTAGTTCCGTTGCGGATGCGGTACATCACTCAATAATAAGGGATCAGTGCCATCAGCAGACAGGCTATATTCAATCTCTGTTTTTAACGAATCTTCGGCCCCTTCTGGATAACCCCAGCTCAGAGTAATACCAAAGAGAATGCCGGTAGCCGCAAAGCCGACAGGCATAGGAGGGTTGCCCTCTTTGCCGTTTAATGTGGTTTCCTGCGCATTCGCCCAAATACTGGATATCTCTGAGGGGTTAATGGCACGAACACGAGCCTGATATTGTCCCGCATAAATCCCCTCAACTTGGAATCCTTGTGCCGATGTCCGTGGTGCTGATATCCAATTTCCGTTATCGCGCCGCCACTCTGCCTCGTATGCTATCGCGCTGGCTGCTGGTTCCCACGTAACACGCAAGGTAGTTACTGCGAGTCCTTGTGAGAGCGCGGAGAAACTATCGATGACCACATTCGTTGGTGGAGGTTGAACACCCGGCGGAATGACGCTGATAGGCCGTTCATCAATGCGAGCACCCGTATCAATTCGCTCATATTTGTCAGGATCATGCTGCACAGCAGAAATTGAGTAAGTGTTATCGTCATTATCAGAAATACCAGTAACCCGATATTGCTGAATGGCTAAATCATCCGCATCGATAGACCAGCCGCCCTCGGCCTCAGGTATTTCACTGTAAGCCGTAGTAACCGTGATTACTCTCCCGTTGACTGCCTGCACCGTCCTGCCCTGCGCTACACCGCTCGGTAAATTAACCAGTAGCCGGTCGCCAGCTTTTACATCAGCCACGCGATCAAGCGTGATATTGCGGCCCGATGCTGAGCTAATGCGCCCGCCCATCTTCCGACCAGATAACATCTCATCTGCAACGCCAATGATATGACCGGGTAACGGAATGGCCCCGTCTAATCCAACATTGAAATTAACGGTTCGGTCTTTGCTGTTCGTCAGTAGCGCCCAGCGTCCACGCCTATTCGCCTCAGTTTGCCGGATACAGCCGATAGCTGTCATATCAAGCTGATTGACACCGTAGCGACGAACCAAGTCGTTATCTGATACTGCCTCGATTGCATCCTGAAAGTTGTTCGCGGGGTCGCTCCAGCTAACCATTGCAGTTGTGTAACGCTTTTTCTCAGAACCACCACCATAGGTGAACTGTCCGTCAATCACACTGGCTCGTGTGAATATATAGTCCACATCGCGTGGCATATCTGCCAAAGCGCAAAGCTGATTATTTCCCCAGTAAGTCATGCCACGGAAAATGGCAGCCAAATCACGGAGTACTGTAAAAGCCTCAGCCTGAGACTGAATATACACGTCACAAGTAAAACGAGGCTCAGTACCACTTCCACCCCGCCCGTCTGGAACAAGCTGATCGCAATATTGACCGATTCGATACAGTTCCCATCTGTCTAATTGGCTCGCCTCAATTCGATGACCAAGTCCAAAACGTTCAGTTAATACGATGTCGTAAAATACCCAGGCCGGGTTGTTGGTGTAAGCCCATTTAAATGAACCATCCCATACTCCTGAATAAGTGCGCGTTTCCGGGTTATATGTCGTTGGGACACGAATGATCCGACCTTTTGGCTCACACGAAATAACCGGGATATTCTGAAATTGAGTCGCGTCAAATTCGATATAGAGAAGTGCCGTGTTTGGATAACGTAACTTTGCATCAATGACTTCAGAGATAGCCTCAATATTCATCTTATCGGCAATACGGCCAGAGTTAGCATTGGCGGTAATACGGCGAGAGCGGATCTGCCAGCCGGTCGTGGCTTTAGGCAAATTAATGCGATGAGAGCGCTCATACAACGTTGTTGTTTTCCCATCTATAGCTGTATTGAGTAGCGTCGAGTAAGCCCCGCCATCGGTCGATACATCAATTGCATATTCAATACGATAACCACCAACATCACCGTTATCCGCCTGGCGTTGCAATGAGGGCCATCCAAGGCGAATACGCGTAGCAGATAACTGGGTATTTGTGACGGAGCGAACCCACGGCGTATCTGATTTAAGCTCAGTGTTAACCGTTATCTCATTCTCAACATTTGGCATGCCTTGGATGTAGTCTTGAGCCTGAGTGCCGGGACGATATTCCCACGTTACACCGGTGAAGTTACTGGTGCCGTCAGAGTTCTTAATCGGAGTTCCATCAAGATAAATATTGGTTCCATCCAAGCCCCCTGCAAACTCCCCCTCACCGAGGGCAATTAATAACTTTGCTCTTGCGGTCGATTGAATGCTATCCGGTGATTCAACTGGTGTTGTGGCATTACTGCTCCCACCTTTACGGCCTTTAATCGGTTTACGTGCCATATTTCACCCATAAAAAAGCCCACTAGATGTGGGCATTGGCGTATTTATTGATCAACTCAATGGCGATTATCGGCTGATCTTCTATTGTGTAAGGTCAGCCCACTTTAGCCTTGCGCGGCTTGAGTGTTATCTATCGGAGGAATGGCTGATTAACTCTGAGATAAGGAAATGACATGTCTGATTCAATTAATTCAGAAAAAGTTGAGATATCGGAATTGCTTAAATTAGTTAGCGATCTAAGACGTGAGGTCAATGTTCTAAATGTAGCCTTTTCATATCTACCATTGTCTCTGCCGGATGATGCATTACGGGTGACTATTGAGGCTTTACGATATGAATCAAATAATATTAAATGGACAGTAGAGCAAAGAGCTGCATTTGAAAACCTTGTCACTCAGATGGATGAGCGGACAAAGGGGCAAATAACGATCCCGTAATCTTTTCACTATATAACTCACCACTACAGCTCACCGATTGCTTAATTTCGATGAGCTGTTTTTTCAGCTCTGACACCTGCAGTTCCAACTCAGAGACTCTTTCGCTTGTGTTATCTCCATCATTTGCGCGTACCATGCCGCTGAATGATATTTCTGATTTACTTTCCATAACTCACTCCTGCCTTTCGGCTTTAATTAAAATAACCACTCTTACATTTGATCTTCAGCGAAAATACCCGCAGAGATAACAGCCCCGCCAATTCGACGCTTGCCGTACAATACGCCCACCGGATTGCCCTGAGCCGTAGAGTTAACCGGGCCACCAAACGCATAGCTCGGCTTATTGTCCGGTGATTGCCTCATGGCTAACCCACTCTGCTGAGGTGATAGCATTTGGATTACGCCGCCTAGGGCCATGGATGCGCCCATCATTGCTGTAAAACCGGTAACCCCACCCGCACTGAACACACCTAAAGCTCCAACGCCAGCGGGGGCAAAAGCCATAGCTGCACCAATCAAAGCAATACCTAATATTGTTTGAAATAATCCGCCGCGCTTGCTGCCGATAATTACAGGCACAATACGAATCTCTTGGCCGCCGCTGGCTAGTTCTAATTCATCTTTACCAATATTGCGCTTACCTTTGAAAATGGCGAAAGTTAATCCTCTCTGCTTTGCAGTAGCTAAATATTGCTCAAATCCGGGTATCGTCACACAAAGCGCTTTAAACACTTCACCTGAACTGCTTACTAATCGCTGATGGTTGCGCCCAAACATCGCAGCAAGGGAACCACTTAACTTAATTGGCGTCATTACTTCTTCTGAAAACACGGTCATTAACTATCTCCAGATAATAAAAAACCCGCACTTGGCGGGTCTGGTTAATTCGTTTGATGGACTATATACAATTATTAATATCTTCCACTGTTTCGTTTATTCTTACCTTTGGCCTAATAGTGCTACCTGTTCCAGCACCATAATAAATAATATGCGTTTTAGCGCCGGTATTTGTTATATCTATAAATTCGATATTAGCTGCGATCGGCGATAGTGACACACCATGCTCAATAGGCTTAGATACAGTATTAATCCTTACACCATTAAACGTTCTCTCATCTAGCCGAGGAATGAGGCAGGTTGTTATATCAGTGACAGACTTACTGCTTTCAAACTTTGCTGTCGGTTGACTCTTTATCTCGCTTGGCGACATGCCGCACCCAGCCAAAACCAGAACTGCCAAAGATAAGATTAGTTTTTTCATTCAATTCTCACTTGTTTATCCAATATTTACATCTATCCTCAAACTCGTCCCTGATACTGCGTGGTAACTGGTTCTTTATTTTTTCTAAATCGTCAGCATAGCGAGTTTGAAGATTCATAGGGTGTACGCCTGGATTTACTCGTTTTAGTTTATTAACCATTTCCATAACTGCGTGGTCATTGACGTCAAATCCCTCTTTTCTCCTAATAAAGAATGACTCGAACGATAAGTGAGATGGATTGAATCCATATTCAATATTTGACGATATTGCTTCCGCTTCTGGTTTAACATCACTCCCGCAGTGTTTGCATTTAATGGCTTCAGGTTTGATTAGTTCAGCGCAAAAAGGACACTTTCTCATTCCGTTGTCTATTTGTTTCTTTTCTATTGTCTTATTGTCAGCGCTCATAACTATTGAGTGAACCAGTGCCACAATAAACAGTAAAGCCCCGTATAGCCACCATATGCCAAATGATCGGCCCTTACTATTTGCTATAATAGCTGGTATTAAACCAAGAAAAATCGCCGCTATGATAATTTCCAATCGTTCACCCTCCATGAGTAACAGTTCGTTACATCATATCAGGGGATCGCTGCAAAACAACGCAAAAACCCACAGTTAAGTGGGTTGGGCTTTGGTCGTAATACTTAACTAATTAAGCTACATCAGCACCGTGGATCAGGTGGCGCAGAGCTTCTACCCCGTTAGCGTTGTATCGGAACGCCTCAACTTGCTTGCTGCTATACGCAGACTTATCCATTACATAAATACCGTACTGGTCAGTCTTGAGGTTATTGGCGTTAGATATACGGCCGATTTTTTGAGCAGAAATACCAAGCATCTCGCCAACCTGACCGGCGGTGTAGAAATGTTCTTCCAGCTTTGGCAAAGGGATGGCTTCAAAACCAGCAACTGGGTTAATAATGTTGGCCGCAGCGCATTGTTTAGACAGCTCACTAAGGTTTGGCATCATGTCGAAAAGCTGATGAACTGCTTCAACTGACATTTTCAGCGTTCTCGCCCTGCGATACTCAGGCAGCCCTGATGAACTTTTTGCAGGAAGCGCCTTGCCAGTTTCCAGTTCACGCCAGCGTTTTGATACTTTGTGGCGGAGTGGAATGCTGTAGCCGGTGATCAGTGTCATGGTTAAATCTTCATCGAGAAGATATTCCTGATATACGCGCCCTTTTGCATCCGTGTAATCGGCGGAAAAGTCCGCCGATTGAATATTAAGCGCTTCGAACATTTTGCGGCAGTCGTGCAGCACATCTTTATGTTGCTTACCAGTAAGAGTCGCAATCTCTCGGCTAGACATTTTCGTGACATCAGATCTACCATTTGCTAAAGTTAATGCAGACATAAAACCTCACACGGTTTAGTTTATTGAGCCGCCAGCGCTAACTGGCGGTTTTTTATTGCCTGTGTTCCGGCAAAGTTAGTGGCATCCAACGGCTCTTTCTACAGCCCGAACCTTGTGACGCAACATTTGAACATGGTGTTGTAAAGAGAGTAGGTGAAACAATGCGGCGTCGACTTCATATCCAGCCTTCTTCATATCATCAAGTAGCCGTCCGCATGGGTTAGGGTAATCAGCATCGGGAGTGAGCATATTAGCCGGATACTCCCATGGTGAACTTAGTGCGCGCTCACCTATAATCCACCGGTAACTATCGAACCATGACATTGGGTAGGATATTTTCGGTGCTGGTAGTGCTTCCTGCTTGCCGATGAATTCACCCTCAATAGGAACTCGCGCTGCCAGTGAGAGAGCTTCCGTGAACTGGTCTTCATTAATTTCTTTGTAACTGCAACCAAAGTGAGTTTTCAATGCTGACCACATAGTGATCATGGCTTTGGCTTGGTTCTCTTTTGGCAAAGCCTTGCCGCGATTCATTACCAACTGTTTAATCGCTTCCTGCTGTTCGATGGTGATTTTACCGGGCAATGCTTTCTTGGTGGACTTACGTGGACTTTCATAGCTTCCTGTTTTACGAATCGCGGGAAGAACTTCGGCAGTGACCCACTTGCCTACTCGGTGAGGTATGGTTCCCGGCTTTACAGCATCACGGCAGCGGAGTATCAGTGTATACATTCCTGACTCGCTTACTATATTGGCCTCTTCATTACCACGACTTAAGCCCTGAATTGAAGTTAGGGCTTTCTCATCATCATCTAAATTCATGATGGCTTTGGTTGGGTTCGATAATTCGAGCACTCGGCATAAATCAGCAGCAACGAACCATGGCTCATTATGGATACTTAGCACCCGAACAGCGTGAGCATCAAAATGGAACTGTGATATTGCGGAAGTTTGCGTGTTATTTGCGTTTGACTTTGCTAAACTATTCATTGTTAGTTCCTTGGTAGATACTGACAAATTAGAAACCCCTGCGGCTGCAACCAATGGGGTTTCGTCGTTTTACTGGATAACAAAATCACCTTTCTTCTCCATCTCAATCACCCTATCCATCAGGTAGTCCATCATACCCTGTACTGAGCGATAGGTTTTTTCTGCGTTTTTCTCCAAAAAATCCCGCGCCTCTGGTCTAGGTCGATAAGAGATCTGCTTGCTGTTAGCTTTTGAATCAGCCATTATTCACCTCATGTGTTTTATAGACTCAATGGTTCATACTGCATGAGCAAGTATGCACCAGATCTTTTTATAGAGTCAATGAATTTTAAAGGTGCATATATGAGTTTTGATGATTCTTTCTATAAGCGCGTCGCAATAGCGCGCACCTCACTTGGTCTAACGCAATCCGAATTAGCTCGCAGAGTTGGAATTGTACCTAGGCAGATCGCTGCCTATGAGGGGGGAGAAGCAAAGCCTAGGTTAAAAGTGCTTCAAAACCTTGCTGCCGCCTTGGGGACTACAACAGATTGGTTGACAATGGGAAAAGGCAACGGGCCAGATGTGAGTAACGTTAAGCGCACTGTAACAGTTCGTGAAATTCCTGTGCTTACTCATGTACAATCAAGGTTCGAAACATTGGATGAGCTACTAAAAACAGCAGCAGTAAAGGACTTCATACCTGCCCCACCAGAGGCCAATGAAAACTGTTTTGCTGTTGAAATTCAAGGTAATTCTATGTCCTCAGGCGAGGGGATTAGCTTTCCTCATGGCTCAATTGTCACTTTTGACTCGTCAATTGAAGCTGTTTCAGGCGACTTTGCTTTGTGTGTTCTGAACGATGAAACTGAAGCGACATTTAAACAATTTATACTAGATCAAGGCCGAGTGTATTTAAAATCCCTAAATCCTGAATTCCCCATGATCCCAGCTGAATTTTTGAAAGTTATCGGTGTCGCAATACATTCTCAATTTCGCATCAACAGAAGAAAACTCATCTCTCCCATGCCCCATAGCGAAGTTGAAAAACTAGTTGAAGAAGCCCATAAGGTCAGCCAAGACTTTTGGAGTAATTCTAAATTCGACGAAAACACACACCTCGATGAGCGGCTAAAACGCCTTGATGAAATTGCCGAGCGACTTGAAAAGCTTGCTGACTACAACTTGAAAGATGGTAAATACAACCATTAAAAAGATAAAAACCAGCATATCAAATAAATAACCCACCGGCGCACGGACGCGCCAGAAAGCAAAAAGGCCCACCGGAGTGAGCCTTTGAGTATATCTATCACTTTTTATTGTGGCAGTGATAATCACCGGTTTTACTATTCGTGTGGCAACCATCTGCATTAGTACCACCAGAGTGTGCGAAAGCACTTCCTGTGGCTGTTGTCATTAAGGCCAGAGCTATACAAGCAAAAATAAACTTCTTCATTAACGATTCCTTGTTTCATTGCCCAATTAAATAGATTAATTTTTGTGCGCTCTTAAACTACCACATAACAACAAGATGGCTTGTGATGAAAGTCACTTAGCGTTGGGGAGCTAGAATGCAAAAACCCGCCGGAGCGGGTTTGAGCTGAGAAGTTACACAAAATCATTTGCGATTATTTGGTGACATTATTGATTCTGCAGCCTGCTTTGAAGCTGTCTGTCTAGCAGTAAATCTTTTCACTATATCTGGACCAATTAGGCTAAACACAACGGTGACTAACTGCCAAAGAGTCAGGGATACCAAGAGCCCATAAGATATCCCCCTAAAAGCAACTTTATGAAGAATAATCCAATCAAACTGTTTAAGTAATGGCGCCACAATCCCAATTAATAAAACTGTTGCTAAAATAGCCGTAGAATGAACTATTGGCGTGAAGAGTCTTTGAATGCCTCCTCCATTGCCGTCTGATACTCCTCCCCTAAACGATTTTTTTAACCTTTCAGGGTAAATTATTGCAAACCAAGCGCCTACTACAGCAAAAATAATAGAAGCCGTGGTTCTTAATGCTTCGAATAACGGCCACTGCACTGCAAAAGAGATATGGCGCCCCAAAAATCCTGCGGAAAAAACGATGCATGCAGCAAAAAAGATAAGCGCCAATTTAAATCTCATAGCAATCCCGCACCACCAATTATAAGGTTTTTCTTACGAATCAACTCATCAAGCAAGGACTGAGACTGAACGAATTCGTCATTCTCCCTTATTAAATCCAATTCAAATTGAGTTCTCGCTAAAGAGTTGCTCAGCCAAAATATCTTGTTCGGATCTCCTTCGAAAACAAAGCCATAATCGTTCACTTCCGACTCATCCGCATCCCAATCATCAATCATGTCATTAATATCTTTAAGATTTACATCTGGAGATATTGTATACCTTACTTTAGTAGAAATTCCGGCACCTTCTTGCTGCCCAAGGCTCACCCAATCCAGCATTTTTTGCCACAATCCAAGATCCTCTGGCTGTGCTAAATCTAGCTCTAGCACTCGCTCAATCTTTTTAACATTATTCGCCCGCTGTCTGATTTCATCATGTTTACCTGGATTCTTAACAAGGTGTGTCGAAAATCTTGGATAATAATGCTTACGGTCCTCGTTATCATCATCAGGATTAAGCATATAACCTGTAATTTTAACTTCATGAGACCCATCATCAAGCTCAACTAATTCTGACCGAACATGCTTAGAAGATTGCTTCAAGAAACATTGTAAATATTGCTGCAATGAGCTTTGTGCCGTTAATTTGTTGTGCAGCCTAACGGTTGCCATCAATCCAGAGTTTGGCATGAACCAGAAGTAAGTTGCATATCCCGGTATGCTCCCGTCCTGAATAGGGTTCATAATCACTTCCGGATCTTCACCAAACCGAGCATTCTCACTCAAAGAAGGCATTCGTTGACCGTTACTAGGCACTTCATTCCACAATAGTAGAACCCAGTCATCTGCATTATTTTTTGTATCTACTAAATATGAAGGGTATCTATCCTCGTTTGCTTCGAATGTTTTTGTCTGTTTCAACGTCTTTGGAGCAGCCCAGTTTTTAAGTTCAGTTAACATTTCGCTGGTGTTACTGAATGCAGGATCTGCAGACCCTGTTCTATAAAAACCTGCTTTCGAAATACGATAAAAAGTAAATGTAGCCTGCTCTACTGCCATAAACCTCTACCTTGAGTAATTAGGAAAAGGTTTAATTTAATATTATTTTTACTTATCAGTTAGCTGATCATTTAAACAGCCTTAAATGACTGTATAAATACACAGTATCAATTATAGAGAATACTAACAACAAGATTTTTCCTATCATCGTTATCAAGTTACCAATCTTACTACCTTCACTGTCCTTTCCTGCCAATAGCCTCCATAAGGCACCCTCTGGCTAAGCTGTCCGTATAAATGGTGCAGCATCATCCCATCGCCCAGCAAAATCCCCGCATGATTCGCAACAGGTGCTGAAACTTGCATGATGATCAGGTCGCCCGGTTGTGCTGGGCCACTGAACTCACGGAAACCGCACTCATGCCAGTTATCCATATAGAAGTTTTCCGTGCCAGACTCCCACCAGTGCCGGTCAACACGATAGTCGTTCAACTCAATGCCATGCGTTTGCTTGAAGTAAGACATTATCAAGCCCCAGCAATCGGTATGGCCTAATACGAACTGCCGGCCGATTAGCGGGAGGTCGCCGCGCGGCTGGATAGTCCGTAAATCCCCTTCAGGCCAACTCACAATGTGCCAAGGTAACTCGTTATTATCGCATTGGGCCATGTCCAGTTCGGATGGTTGAGTAGTGGCGTCAGGGTGGCTATGAACAATCGACGTGATGGTTCCCCAATCTTCTGCCGCCACATAGTCAGCGGGATCGAGGTGAAACTGTTCAGTCGGGTTTGTAGCCAAGTTATTGCACGGGAAATATTTTTCCACTCGCGACTTCTGCGCCACCACTCCACAACACTCTTTGGGGTATTCAGCCTCGGCATGGGCCAATATCGCTTTAAGCGTTTTATCTCTCATCTCTACCTCTTGATCAGGGCCGCGCCGGGGAACCCACCAAACGACAGCGGGTTGTCGGCACCAAATCGCTTTTTGCAATCGACCAATAGCCCTGAACATTTATCTTTGCTCGGGTCATCTGTCGGATTGCCTTTCACATCGAAATAAAGCGTTCCGGCATAATCGCAGCCATTACCTGAGCGATAATCACCGCGCATACACCAGGTGCAGAGTGAGTGGATTTGTCGGGTGGGGATAAGCAGTCCCTGCAAATCCGCAGGGCTGGAAAGAGCGAATTCAACAGTTTCATTGGTTTCTGTCGATTTACTGTCGATATAGTAAACCTGTACTTTCTCCTGCTCCGGGTCAGCCTCAGAATTGCCATCAGGGAAATTCACCGCATCCAGATAATGTTTGAATGTGTCGTGAACAATAACTTTAGCCTGCACCATGTCGTCAAATGCAAGGCACAGCGCGGTGATGCTCCCATCAAGATTCGCTACCGATAACTTTGGCTGTGCACTCTGCCCATCACTGGACATCTCAATGCCTTCAACCTGTACCGGCCATGCTGAATACTCTTCTCCCTGCCACCAGATAGATTTAGCTGGTAGTTTGGTTTCGTCGCCACCGGCCGCCGCAATATCTTCTGGGGTATGGGGTAATGTATCGGCATGGAAACGCAACAATGGCCCATCAAACTTAGAACCATCAACTTCATACAGGCGAACGCGGTTACCCGGCTCCAGTCGTTGCAAGTCAGTATTAATTGCCATATTGGGTTACTCGATATTAAGGCTTGAAAGATTGCTCGAAAGTGAAAGAGACAGACATAACATTACCGCCTACCGGTACGGCCTTGATGGAGTCAGCAGTGACGCGCCACAGGCCAATAACGCCATAAGGTGCAGTCCACTGGCAGGACTTGGTAGTATGCCTGCGAACAAACGCCAGGATTGGCATCATATCTTTTTCCAAACCCTGAAAAGTCAACGGCCATGACTGGGTTTCAGGGTTTATTCCATCACCAGCGACTTGCTTGTAGCCATCGCCGAACTGAGCAGTCCTGACTCGCTGGTTAAAGCTACCTTCAGGAACACCCTGCGTTCGCCAAAGAAATGTTTCAATTGCCATTGTTACCGTCCCGTTTTGTTAGCGACAAAATTGGTGATGCGTCCACTTTGCCCCATAGCGCGATCAAGCTGCTGCGTAACAATAGCTATGACTTCATTTCTCGCAGCCTTGCTAACCAACTCTCCATTATTTGCGCCGCTATCCTGCTGTTGGTTTCCCTGGGTGGTTATTGTCATGCCACTCAAATCGACTGATATGGCCGTCCCTCCGCCCTGCATGCCAAGCATTGGCGCGGTGGCAGTTACCGCATTACTGACCAGCCCACCATCGGCATAGCCCCGCATCATCTGGTAGAGATTATCGATACCAATTCTGTTGGTGGCTTCTTTGGTAAAGACAAACTCCCCGCCATGAACCACGCCTTTCGGTTCGAATTTACCGCCGTCACCTGTGTAGCCACCACGGTCATATTGCGGAATGTACCCACCATCATAGGCAAATGTGAGGTTGTTATACGCCCCACCGGAGAATGAACTATTGGCCGCTGCGCCAGTTCCAGCCGATGCCCCGCCACTCATCCACCCCATAGCAGCCTGAATGGCTTGGGCAATCAGTAACCGGTTAATGATATCGACAATGCTGGTCAGGAAGTTGGTAGCAAACTGCTTAACGTTAGCTGAGCCGGTTGTCATCATCTGGGTCGCCATGGATGTCATGCTACCCATTGTGGTTTGGGCCAGTTGAGCGGTAGCAGAGAAAACGTTATTGGCGGTTTCACCGTACTGTTCTAGCCCCTGAGTCATACCCGCTAACCAGTCACCTTCGTTCAAATCCTCCTGTTCAAATCCAGCATGCAACTCAGCTTTTGCCTTGCTGTACTCTGCTGTGATTTTCGCCAGTTGTTCAGCATCATTTATGCCCTTGGTATCCTTACGGAAAGTGTTATCAAGCTGAGCTTCCTGATCTACCCTTCCTGCCTGCTTAGAAGTCAGACCAAAGCGATCTTGGTTCTGCTTATTCTTTGCTGCAATGGAAGCTGTATACTCTTCCATCTTTTTCAGGGCTTCAGTGGCCTTCTTGCGCTCAACGTTTTCGCGTGAAAGTTGGGCTTCAAGCTGCATACTGGCAGTGATTTCACCAGAACGGGCCAGAAGTGATTTTTGGTCAGCAGTGAGGATGGTTTTGCTTTTCAGGTCAGCAATTTGCTGGGTGAATTTAGCTAGCTGCTTTTCCTGATCCGTCATGGTTAATGTGACGGTTGCCTGTTCACGCAAAGCGGCAACACGCGCCTGACTATCCAGTAATGCTTTAGTGGCCGCATCATCTTGGTAGGCTTTGGTTTTTGGTGTTTTGGGATCTTTGTTCTGTTTTTCAATCCCAGCGCGAGCTTTGGCAATTTCAGCTTCAGTGAATAACGCTACTGTTGCGTCTTCTGCATGAGCTTTCTTATTCGCTTCTATCCAGCGATTTAATTCCTTTTCCCCTTTTTCCCTTTTTTCTGCCGAGGTCAGCCCCTGCTGTATAAGCTTATTAACCTCTTGCTGCGCCTTTATCGCTTCTTGGTTTATTTGGGATATGTTGGTCTGCTTTTTCTCAACTGCATCCAGTGATGCCAGCTCTGCTTTCCACTGAGATAACGTTTCATTGGATACTGTAGGTGAGCCACCATTGGCACGGCGTGGATCATTTTCAGCAAAGCCTATTTTGGCAACAAGCTTAGCTCTTGCCTCAGCCTCGGATGGGTCGCGACCAAGTCCCCAGATCCCATCCCACATTTTTGATGCGCTTTTACCTATCTCATCAAAAAATGATGGCAAAGTACCCATAGAGTTCTTTATCTCTGCGGCCCTTTGCGCCATTGCCCCGCTAAGAGCTTCAGTAGCAGCCGTCACTGCTTGCGCTGTGTTTCCCTCCTCAGCAAGAGCGGCAATATGCTGATATTGCGCTGCGGTCAGATAATGAAGCTTCTCAGTCAGTGCGACTGAACCACCAACTGGGTCATCAGATAAACGAGCAAACTGCCCTACCAAATCGTCAATTGATTGCCCGGAGTATCGGCTGAATTCTACAATCGACTTCCCTGCGTCTTGGAGGTTTACCGATGTCTTGACACCGGCCGCCGTAAGCTTCGTTAAAGCCTCCGCTGTATCACTATAAACACTGCCAGACTGACTGATGTTATAAGCCATGTCCTTCAGTTGACTGGCGGTTACACCTGAATATCCCCCAGTAGTAATAATCGCCTTATTGAAGGCACTATTTTGCTTCTCCGCTTGAAAGTATGCATACCCCATAGCTGCAACGGCAGCCGTTGCCCCACCTAACAGAATAGTGGTTGGAGTGATCAGGGATGCCATAGCTTTAAGCGCATTACCAATACCGCCAAAACTATCTTTAATCTGACCGCCCTGCTGAATGGCGATCATGTACAACGGCATACCACCGGCGATTGAGGTGGCGATATCGGTAAATTGCATGGGCAATTGGCGCATAGCCATACGATACTGACCAGCAGAGACAGTACCTTTCTTCCATGCATCCTCTTGTTCTTTCAGCTTTGCGATAAATGGCGCGGCTTGCTCTGTAACCCCCATTTGCGCAGCTTTATATGCCTGAACCTCTGAAGCCGTTTTCCCTTGAAGTTCAGTTTGCTCACGTAAGCGAGTGATGAAGTTTTCTTTTGCTGTTGTGGCTGCACGGTCTGCTGCTGCCTGCTCTGCTGCTGCCCTTCCTGCCTTAGTACTCGCTTCCGCTGCTGCGGTTAGCTCCTGTCGCGCGCGCCCTATCGCCACCGCAGATTCTCGGTAGGTTCTGTCGTCAACAATCCCCTGAGAGCGGAATTTTGATAACTGCAACTGCATATCATCAAGTTTGTTCAGTGCGTTATTGACGGGATTAATTTTCGCCAATAAGTCCTGAAGTGCTTGCTGTTGCTGCTTCAGGCTCTCGTTGTTTTGCTTTTGACTCTGCGCCCCAGCCTTGAAGGCATCATTCAAGCCATCTGCTTGTTTGGTGGCCTTCTCCGCTGTTTGCCCGAAGTGATCTAACGCTTTATCGCCCTGCTCTAAGCTGGACGTGTCAGCGCGTAGTGATATTGTTGCGATATCTGCCATTTACTTGCTCCGCTTGTGAATAACGGACAGCGCAACGCTCTCCATATGCCTTATGTCATCAAATACGGTTGCTTTACTCTCTACACCTACCCAATCCATGACTTGCGATAAACAGCCATAGTCCAACCCAGTAGGCCCAGACATTCCGGTGCGCCACTGAGTGGACATTGCTCTAATCACATTGAAAGCAGGCCAGACATCCGGCCATATCTCGATAATTACATCGTCGAAATCATCAGGGGTGAGTCCATTACCTGCTAGTTCTTCGCGGGTGGGTTCAGGGGTGTAGAAAGCAGTGGCAACCGAGGTTAGTTTTTTTCGCGATTCCCGAGCAGTTCGTGATAAAAAGCACTGATGACATTCTCGATAGCTTTCGGGTAGTTATTCGCGAGCACTTCAAGATTTTCACGATTGAATGGCTCAGGAAGCGCCCAGCCTTCGATTATCTTTTCTGCGAAATCTAACCCTGTTTGCCCTTCTGCTTTCTCGATGTCCGATACTTTATTCAGTGGCAAATGCTTAAAGGTAAACGTTAACTCGCCGTCATCTAGGCCAGCGCGAGGGATTTTCACATCAGCTTTAAATGTCGGCGACGGTACGAGGGTGAATTTTACTGCCATGGCTCATGTTCCTTATGCGGTTACGGTGACGGCGCAAGTAGCGGTCTTCGCGCCATCTGCTGTTGTGTAAATGATATTGGCAGTACCAGTAGCAACGCCGGTGACAACACCAGTCACTGGATCAACCGTGGCTTTGGCTGGTGCTGATGATGACCATGTGCCGGATTTGTTAGTTGCGTTTGATGGTGCGATGGTTGCCGTCAAGGTTTCAGTGGCAGCCACAGCAAGAGAAGTGGTGGTCTTGTTTAAAGTGACACCAGTCACCGCTACGGTAGCGCCAGATTTATAGAAGGTCATCGCTTGAGATTGCAGGTTAAACACCACAGCTACCGTTTCAATGGCATTAATCGCCGTAATTGGGATGTCGTTAAATGACACCTTCACCGTTGAGTAGCGATTCTCTTTGGCTTTCGGCACATACATGTAGGTTGCCAAAGTTTGCTCTGTTTCATCGGCGGCACGTAATACCGGATAGATAGGCTGAGTGGAATCATGCGCCAACGTCAAGGTTTGAGATTGGGCCGCTTTAAACGTGTTCAGGTTGCGCTGGCGGGTATCACTCAGGAACTGAATTTGAATCATCTGCTGATCACCGCCGCTGTTCGTTACCTCGGTGATTTGCGGAATTTCAATCCAACTCGCGACTTTCTTAACTGTTCCTACACCACCACCGACCGCAAAGCGGTCTGTATTGGATGTATCAATAGAGCCAAGCGTTAACGTGGTGGAGGTTGATGCTGTCACTTTGGCAGCGAGGTCATTCAAAGCACCCCAGCCAGACGTAAGTTGCACAATATCGCCTTCAGCGATGCCATGCCCCGTTGCTACCGTCAGAACTGCGTCAACAGCATTAGAAACAGCCGTTACTGCTAACTCGGTTTCATATGTTTTAGCCAGGTAGATACCCGCGCCATTTGGTAGAGCAAAGCCCATGGTAATTCTCCGATTTTGGATATAAAAAAACCGGCATAGGCCGGTAGATGTGGGACTTATTGAGGTTTAAATGATGTCAGCGCGATAGCTCATGCTGATTGGCGTTGTGTATGTGGTGTCGTTAGTAATGCCGGGAAACTGGCTGGGGACACTGTTAATATAGCAGGCCACCACCCCATCCGTCAGCTCAGTATTGAGGTTAAACAATTCTATTAACTCAGCAGCAATGGAATGAGATTTTGATTTTCCGCTACCTGCTTTGGCGTTGATATTAATCTGATACACGCCTTTAAATACGCGTGATACCTGAGCCAGATCGATAGTGTCTGTCGTGGCTGGCATGACATGCGATTGCAGATACATATCACCAGTATCATCAAAACTAACGTTCTCGGCAGCCAGTGGAATGCCTTTAACCGCAGCCCATTCGCCAAGCCGTTTCTCAAGCAAAGCAGTGATTCGTTGAGTACTCACTTATTTACCTCATTAGCTGCTTCGGTAAAGTACTTAACAGCGTCCTCGGCGGTTATACGGACCATCCCATTCGGGGCTTGTGATGAATGACCAAATTCAAGCCGGTAAGCGTAAGGGACGTTGTTGGTGAAGTAGATAGCCTTGGTCCCGACCTTGAACTGCTCAAGCATATAATTGCCCACAGCCAGTGTCATATTGCCACTTTTATCAATGCGCCCTGTTTCGCCGTCCGGTTGAATATCTAAGCCAACCTGCCAGTTACCACGGAAGCGGCCACCGGTATAACCAGCAGGCGCTTTGATTTCCATGCCGTCCGTCACCCTAGTCCGTTTTTTCAGTCGTCCTGTTTTGGTGAGTTTGGCTAAGTCTTTCTTCATCTCTTCGTTATGTTCGAAAACTGCATCATTGTATGAAACGGCAGTATTATTGATTGCCCACAACTCAGGATTTCCAACCGGCGACATCGTGATCAACCGATTAAGAATTTTGATACCCGCTTTTTGAACTACCAATTCCTGATTACGCTTACCCTTTTCAATAAACGCATTAATTGAAGCCATGAAACTGGAGTTTTCAGCCATATCACGCCCTCAGTTGTGGTTTATAACAAATCAACAATGCAGCGGGTTTTACTGGATTAGGTTTAATGACTCGGTGTTTTTTGCCATCAACCATAATCAGATCGCCGATGCGAATTTCAATATCAGCAGTTGCCGACATTTTCACATCACCGTTTTGGATTAATGTGCCGTCAATCTCGCTGGGAGAGTAACTGGAAATGACGCCAATAATCGTATGAGCTTCGAGTGGGATATCAACCTCGATACCACCGATGAACTCTACACCGCCGCCGCGCGTGAGCTGGTAGGCAATGCCATTCTCAGTGAGTAATCGTGTTGCTGTCGCTCGCATCCGTGGGTAATTGATTGCCATATCATTCCCTTACCCGCATTGAAATCACATCCCCACCGGAGTAGAGATCTATTTCTTTCGCGAACTCGACCGCGTCATGTGCTGACTTACCCAACTTCATTGCAGACAATGCGAAGTTGCGCCCAGTCCCACCCGCCCACGGAATAACCACAAACATAGGAACAAGCCGTTCATCGTATTCAATAGGATTGCCAGTATCGGGTATGAAAATGGCATCAAAACTCTCTAGATTCGGTTTTTTATCATCAGGACTGCCATCGTTAATCCATTTTATAGCTAGAGATGCATCAACAAGACCACCAGCAACAGCCAGCACACCGCCTTTTACTTGGTGAATTTTATCAGTGTAGCCGTAAACGTAGCCACCCTCAGAGATGAGAGAATCAGCAGCCACATGAAAGCCATCAAAAGCAATAGTCGTCATCTTATCCCCTCACCATGCGAACTTGGTTTGTGCTGGTTATCATTCCGCGCAACAACCCGTTTAACCAAGTAAAGCTCGGGGATGAACCGCTGGAACCTTCTGCATATGAAACGCTAACCGCGCCAACTACTGTCTCTTGAGTCACTTCACCGCCACCGGCAAATGCTGGAGATAGGTCTATTTCCTGCGCTTCAACTGCCAGCCTGCATTGCGCCTGTATAACCTGCTTTGGAATGACGTCTTTAGGCAGCAGGTAACCATCGACCACAATCCCAATGCGCGGCCAGAACAAAGGTTGTTCAGCTACCACCCGGCTCCCTTTCCATATAAGACCTGCAAGGTAGTCCATTCCCTGTAACAGTAATTGTTCACAGGATTCGTCATCCACCGGTACGTCATATCCGCGAGACGCGGCCAAAGCTCTCAAGTCATCGACACTTGCGTAACTATTGAAGCTAGGAAAATCAGGGTTAGTAACCAACATAAGCCGCCCTTACTCGCTAATACGCCATTCGTCCAGCAACCATAACTCTACTGATTCAGGGTGAACATCTGCTTCAGTTGGCCCACCAGGCAGCATTGGTGATTCACGATTCATACGAATAAATGTGATGGGTTCAACAGGTTCAACAGGTTCAACAGGTTCAACAGGTTCAACAGGTTCAACAGGAAGATTAGTTGCCGCAGGGTCTGCCACGTTAGCAATCAGTTTCTTTGCTTCACGCTGCTCTTTCGTCAATCCGGCCATTTATTACTCCAAATAAGAAAGGGGCCGAAGCCCCTTGATAATTAGCCCAAAATGATAGTGCTATGCTCAGGCTTAACCGACGCGACGCCCCATGCCAAACCAACCTCATAACGCACCTGACGGTACTGACGATAAAGTGCGATCTGGAATGTAATGCCAGACACAGGGTCGGTAACATTCATCACGTCATCAGCGGTATCGCCTCCATCAGGCATTGCCGGAGTACGGGAGGCAAGCAGGAAAGCATTGCGGTCAAATGCCATGTTAGCGGTGTAATTACCCCCTACAGTCACGGCCGCATTATCTGCCAGCGCTTTCATCAAGCCAGGTGCAGCAATGGTGATAACTGATGAAGTGGCTGCGGCCACTACGTATTTGTGGTCATCGCCATCAAAAGTGACCACATCCCCCACTTTCACCGTACCAGTGCCAGTATCAACGGAGATCAGACGATCACCGACTGCATGACCACCAACCTTATTGACTAAGAAGCCTGCGCCACTACCTGCTGTAACTCGCTTAACACCGGCTGAGTTATGCAGATTGAACCCTTCAATTCGACCGATGATACCTTCACGCAGAAGCTCTTCAGTACCGGCTTCATTCACTTTAAACAGAACTGATTGTTTACCGCGAATGTTAGAGATAGCGGCTGAACCAAGTACCATTTGTAGGTCAGTTGTAGGCGCACCGTTATCTTCCAATACGCGACGAGAATCCGCGAAGTCTGACAAATCAGCAGCGATACCAAACGGTGTAGTACCCGCAGTACCGACAGCGCGAGACGAACCGTAATACAGTGCGCCAAGGTCAGCATCGACCTCATTCGCAAGAGCTCGGAACGCTTGTTTGAACTGATCGGCAAGAATGGTGTTGTATGTCCCTGCCGGTCCAATAGCGAGTTGCTCTTCGCCGTTCCATTGGACCGGTGCCATTTTGGATTTAGTGATCACAACATCCACATTACCAATCTCTTGCCCTGCGTCACCTGACGCAGTCGGGCCAGGGACAATATCAACCGTCTTGGCCGCTGGAGCGACTGGCGCTGATACTGTCTGTCCTTTTGCTGCTGAATCTGCCTTAGTATTTCGAGCTACTGCGGGGATAAAGCCCGTTTGCTCACGCGAAACGATATCCAACGCGGTGTAAATTGTTGGGATGAGGCCCGTTAGGGTATTTGTTGCTGCCATTTTATAGCTCCAATTAGTCTACGATCGCCACGCCGTCTTTGAGTGCGGCGCGTTGTTCTGCCATACCCATCGAATCAAACGCGGTGCGTTTCAGTGTTTTTTGTCCGTGCTGATGCTGCGTCTGCTGTTGTGAGCCGCCACCATTGTTGCCGGATGCCTTGAGGATGTGATCTTTCTGCGGGTACTGTTCGACCAAAAACTCCAGCGCCTCATCGAAGTCAGCAAGTTCACCAGGCTTAGTGCGAGAGAACACCTTATTGCCTGATGGGTCATAAGCCACAACCTTGCCATCTTCAATCTTGAATGACTGACCAAAGCGCGCCTGAACAAAGTCTGCTGGAATAGCGACTTTATCTTTGATGAATGTGGAACTACCGAAACGCCCACCAATCATCTCTTTATAAAGCTGATCCTCCAGAGTCTTATTCTTGCCGTTTGCGTCATCCAGTTGGGTTTGGAATGCCTTGGTAATTTCCGCTTTAACCTGATCTACCGCTCCCGCATCAATCAGTTTCTTCTGGTCGATTTTGGTTAAGGTTTGCAGGGCTTCAATCGCCTTAGCCGGGTCGTCGATGCCAGAGAATTTACCGAGTTGGGCTTCCGCCGCTTCCTTCGCTTCTCGATGAGTTTTAGCCTCGCCGTTTAGCGCAGTGATTTTGCTCAGTGCAGCAGAAGCATCGAATGGAATTTCTTTGCCGTCGTCATGGACATAAACCGGCATTCCGTTCTCAACAACTACTTTTCCATCTGCATCTAATTTCAATTTCATGGTTAATCTCCAAGCCTTCCGGCCATTTTAAAAAGGTCATCCGACCCGCTCGCCGTATTGCATCCGCTAACGACAGGTAATAAAAAACCCCGCTCGGTGGCGGGGTTGAATCAATTGGTGATTATTTGGCTAAATGTGTTATTTCATATTGGTCAGAACGGTAAAAACAGAAGGTTGCTGATAATATGATTTAGAACTACACGTTTAGTACTCTGATAAGCCACTATAAGAAATAAGCGAAATCTCTGTTTCTCCGTTTGAAAACTCAGTAATCGCAAACTTAATCTTATTTTGGTTTCGTATTGTGTCTTCCAACTCCTCTCGCTGTAGATGCCCATAGCCGTACTTCTCAAGAATACGCATCAGTCCGGGTATATCAGTCTCTATTCCGGTTTTCCCATTTTCAGCACTCTGGTTATAGAGTACATTTTCTATAACTTTGGCAATGTCCATGTATCATCTCATTCGCATAAATAAAGCATAATACTTCCATGTTTGAACCTTATTCGCTAGTGCCAGCAAGAAGATAATACCCAGTGTTCACAGTTCAATTTGTTGTAATTGCTTTAGCTTCAACCACTCGCCTGTATCACTAAAGAATTCATCTGTACGCATGCCACCGTCTCTCATCAGTCTGGCGCGAGTCTCTCCCAGCACCTGAACTTGTCGGCGGTAAGATTGCCGTTGCAACCACTCGCCGTATGTCGTTCCCGCTGGTACTTGCCCATCCATGCTGGCTCGAGTACCTTCGTCCATTTCGTCGATATCTATCCCCAACTCACGCCATGACTTAGTGATTAAAGTCTCCATCGAACGGCAGCAGAAATGAATGCGTCCCGGTCCTTGAAGATATGGAACCTTGTGCCCGATGGGTTTACCTTCCAGCGTGTATTTGAGGCGATCGCGGATAATGCAGTCGTGAGAGGTTTTATTGTCCAATGTACTGAGCCATTGTTTGGCATCGATAATATTGCTGTTGTTATCAGCAAACTTATCCCGCGCGACAGCAGCCAAGTGAGTGACAGCCGTTTTCACCACAGCAGTAACATTCTTCCGTCCCGCCTCTATTGCACCATCTTGATAGTTTCTTGCTTTAGTGCCACGAACCTTTCTCGCTATCTGCTCAACGGTATCACCAGCCAGGTAACCGTTTTTAACAGCATTGATAATACGGGTCATCCGGTCAGCTTCGATATTTTCCGCCCAGTCTCGCAATAATCGCCCTTGGAACGGCTGAGCCATTGCCGCGGCGTAAACCTGCTCTTGGGTGATTGCTACTAACGGGAATCGGTTTAAAACTGCCCCCGGCAATAGCGAGTCAAACAAACTCAACTGATAACCGGCCTCATGCTTGGCAAAGTCCAATAGTTCATCGGACAAAGAGACATACATCGCATTAATAGCTTGTTTATTCACTAGGCGCACACTCGCCAGCAAACTCTCCAAGCGCTTCACAGTGACACTGTTTGGATTAACCCCATCAAGAGCCACAATTAATCGAGTAGATAGCTCTACGTCGCTCTCGTTGAGCACCTTAACCATTTCACGGGCAACACCAGAACCATAACGAGATTGAAACAGGCTATGTGCTATTGTTTCATCACGTAGCCTTTCGTTAATCGTTGCCATTTAGCCACCTGCGATGGTTGGGCCCAAGTTGTTAAGCTCGTCCAATACTTCATCCGGCTTAGCGTCGGGATCGATAATCTTAAGAACTTGCAGGGCTCGAACCGCATCGATAGGTCGAATATCCCCACCTTGACGCAATGCCTGTATAGCTAACGCAGAGGTCGAATTAAACGCCTGCTCTGCCGTCTCCAGTTCAGTGCGAATATCAACACTGCCACCGTCATTCTCACCCGACCACTCCGCCATGATCTGCAGAATATTATCCAGTGCATCTTCAAGAGAGTTGGACATGGTATAGAGCGGCGATTGCTCTTGCATGCGCTCCTCAGTGACTTGATCCACCGCTTTCGTTGAAGTGTTCTCTGCGCGGAGCATCTTTGCCCCAGCTTGTCGCATTTGCTCAACTAAATCATTCAGTGAATCCTTCCCTGACTTGATAGCAGAACCAGTATGTTCTACATACTCAAGGCCTTGCTTTGAGCGGTCAGAGAATCTGGTGGCAGTTGATGCGCCAATCGTTAATTCTTGCCCATCTTCCAATCCAAATACCGTCAGCAACGGCACTCTGGCAACGTGAAGAATGTTGTCTTGCTCGCTTTGACTCTGCCAATGTTTGATATTCAGCAGTGCCAAGCTAATAAGTGGTGGTGTTGCACACATAAAACCAGTGCGTTTGGTGTAAAGAGTAACCAAGGTAATATCATTACGTGATGTTTCCCATGCATCATGAATAACCCACACATCACCACCATCTGCACTCTTGCCAGTTGACTTACGATGTAACTCAACAGCACCAGGAGTAAGCTTGCGAATTTGCTCAATCTTGTGCTGTGCGTAATTTTCAGCATCTTCGACAACAATTTCTTTTATCCGCAACTCAGTGAGCCTGACTTTCCCATCTTTAGTTTCTGACTTCCAGCCGATAACCTGACGCGGGTTAATTAAGACAACATAAGGACGTGCGCCAGTCGCTTTCTCTTCAGCTTTTGTTTTGATATCACCTACGCGGGGATAATCCACCAGAGCATGAGCAAGTCCATATTGCAGGGCGAGGCTGAAGTATTCCTGCGACCACACATCCAAGCGATTTCCTTCCAAGTCAAAATTCTTGGTGTAATCAATAATTACATCAGGCGTAGCCTCGCTAAGTTGTGTTGGCTCAGAAAATACCCGCCCAACGTTATTCTTAATCGTTTCTTCATAAGCTGGTAGCAATGTAGCTACGGATAGCCGCTGCTTGTAGCTATCACCATCTTCATTGGGCCATCTGGGTAAATGCTGCTCTCCGAGCTGGCGCATATAAAGCGTACCGCCCATCAGAGCGTCATTAATGTCCCACGCCTCGGTCATGTTCCCATAATCGAGATTGGGTGTTGAAATATCTGGCATGGGTTACATCCGTAGTTGAGTGACTTTGCCGGTTGGCTTGTAATGGACATGCAATACGCGATAGCGAGTGCCATCCCAGTCATGGTCTTCTTGAGTGGTATCTACGTCATCAGGGTTTTTATCATCACGGACAAGCGACGGTATGCGGCTTATCCAACCACGACAATAGTTGAAAACATAGAATGCAGGTTTCTCCGGCATCCCTGATTCAGCGGCTTTGCCTTCAACAACAGCCTCAAGCATGTCCGCGAATAGAGACGCACCGTTAATGCGGGACCCAGGTTTTTTATTCGCTGGAAGCCATTTAACACCCTGAGCTTCCATTTTTTGCGCGATTGATAACTCACTGTCTCCAGTATTGAAAATGGACCCATCAGCAGGGCCCGGAATAACCTTTTTGCAAATACCAGGCATGATATGCATCTGGCCTTGCCCTTTAGTTTCCTCAGGCTCAGCAATATCCTCACCAACAAGACGCTTATCCAACCATGCAACGCCTTTGGCAACGTTAGTTGATGACATGTTCAAGCCTTTATTCAGCTCATCAGTCGGGCAGCCATACCACTCGCCAATAAGAATCAGCGAACCGGCTGGCGGGCAGAACTTGGTGCCATCCGGTAGCGATGCCTCTGTACCATCGGCTTGAGCCCACCAAAGATTAGAAAATGGCTTCGACTCGCCCCAGTCGTGAGATCGGTCAACAGTCCAACTATCTGGTATGCGGAATGGCTTTATAACGTGAATGCTCTCATTCCACAGATGGTCAAACCGCCCGCCGCTGGTCACATCCCATGAGCCTTCGACCCAAGCTTTGCGTTTGTTGGGGTCTTTGATGTTCATCAGTGAGGCAATATAAACGGGGTCGAGATACGGGTTTTCTTTGAACGAGCCATGAATAGCCACCCTCGTAAGGGTTATTTCCTCATCCTGCTGAGTCTGCGGATTTGGCACCATCTGAGTATCACGGATTATCGTTCCGCGCGGCGCTGGCTCAATGAAGCGTTTCTTCACCCATGTATGGCCTATGCCAAACGGGTTGGTAGTATTGAATGTCTCAAGCGGGATGTTTGGCAGTAACGAGCCATCAGGTAGCGGGTAATCTTGTGGCCTGAACGATGACCGCCGACAGGAGAACATCGACTCATAGAAGTCTGCGTTAGGCTGCTTTGTCAGCTCATTAAAGCCGATAAACGGGAACTCTTGACCGTGATAGTCCCAATAATCGTTCTCTTCTTTACCAAACCTGAAAAGTAACTCTTCACCGGTGGGCCAGACCCAACGCAATTCCGATGCGGAGGCAAGAAAACGAGCGCCATCACCAAACAGGCGATACATGCGCTTTGACTGAGTAATAATATCGGCAAGGTTTTTATATTCTGTATCGAAGATGACACCGCGCCAGAACGTGCCGTAACCCAGTCCAACCTTTCGCCGAAAGCGAGCCAACTGAGCGGCTGTTTTACCCGGTCCTCGGGTTCCTTCGAAAAGGATTTCATCACACGGACAACTCAACGAAAGCGACTGAGAACCAGGTAACGGCTTCCAAACTACGTTGTAGCTCATTTGCCTAATACCTCGCTTTGCTGTTGCTGTGCGGCTGCCTCCCATTCGTCAGCGCTGTTACAGGTCGGGACTGGCATAATGTTGTGAGTTATAGATCCGGATTGCTCAATTTGTTCTTTGAATGCCATCACTGAGATGTGCTTACCGAGCAGTTCAAGGTTCTTCACCTTGTCCGGCCATTTGATCTTCTTGAGGATGCCGGCCAACTCTCGAGTGCCGCCCTCACCTGAGTTTTCGAACATCTCGGCGACGTCAAACCCTGAAATATAGCGCCGCCATGTAGGAGGCCATTCACTAACAGGTTTAAGAGAGAGGTCATCCTTCACGATATCAAGGACATCCATTTGGTCGATTTCAACCAAGCGTCTCAAAACATAAGCCGCGTCAATGTTAACCTGCTCATTGCGTTGTAATTTAAGTTCGGCGATTCTGTTCTGGACGTCTGGTTTTGTGAGGTTCTCACTACCAATCTTCCGGGCGGTATTTTCGCTGTACCCCGCCCGAATTGCCGCTTGCGTGGCGTTCAAATCGATGAGGTACTCGCGACAGAACATTTCTTGCTTGTCGGTGAGTGCCATATATACCTAGCTATAGGGAGATGTTATGAGTGACGAGTTTAAAGCAGGTGACATTGTTAAGTTGAAATCTGGAGGTCCAGACATGACCGTAAAGGTTTTCTTATCTTCTCAGGGTAACTCTTTCCTGTGTCAATGGTTTGCAGGAAAGAAACTTGAGCAAGGTTATTTTAAGCCGGACTCCTTGGAACTAGTCGTCCCAAAGCCATAGTCCCAAACGCCCACCAGTATTCAGTAGCTGATATTTCTTCTTGGATGATGGGCGAATTAAAAAATGACGGTTGCCTATATCAGCAGGACGTTGTTGATTACCTTGTGAAAGGCGGTCAAGAGCAGCACCTAAAAGAGAATGCAGATGGAAACCAAGCCCTATCGACTAAAGTCATTAATAAATTCAGAGTCGATAGCGGCATAGATGTTGTTTGGGTTAAGCCTGATAAGTACTGGCGCTATCGCGTTGCCGAAGATGAAGACGGCAGAGAAGCGCGAGGCTAGTAATTGTGGCGGCCAGTTTTCTTTTTGGTCGCCATTTAGAATATTCCGCTGGTTGGTAAAGTCTCCCACTCGGAAATGGCGAGACCAACACGATTGAAAACCTATATAAGATTCTGTCAAAGGCACTTGTGAGCACCTTTTGCAGAGTTTTATAAATAGCATCAAATAAAAAACCGCCCGTAGGCGGCTTAACTATTCTTGTATGTATGGCTTCCAGCGCTGGATTACAAAATTTCTATAGTTAATCTCAACAAAACCTTCGACATTTCTAATTTTACGATCTCCAGCATAATCACAAAGGATGTTGCCCTGATCACTCTGAACCCAAATGCGTTGATAAAGCGCTGGCTCTTCTACCTCTATGTCGATCCATTCCATCATTTACATCCTCGGTTAGTGTTCTCCTACACAATACCAAGGACCTGCTTCATTTTGTAATTGGTAATTAAAAGCCGTTGTGAAAGTGGCTCTCGATTGAGGCGGCTCCGATTTCAGAGCCTCCTATTTATCGCTTTGACCGCTTCTGGTCTTCTGTCGCCAGTAAAACATCGAGAAGGATCTCCGCCTTCTCAACATTCGATAAGCCAATAGATATCCGGCCACAATTCAAATACTGGAAACCATCCTTCAAGTAACGGCAGATAGTTTCCAGTTGCTGTTTCTCGCCGTTGGTCATGTTCGGGTTACCTTCCCTTTCCCTGTTTCAGCCAGCACGTAACAAATCAGCTCGTTGGCTTCCTGAACCAGTGATTTGATCTTTGATAAATGCCCCGCTTTCACGCCCTTCCACTCATTAAGTCCAGTGCCAAACATGCTGGCAATGCGCTTATCATGTTTCATGTCCGCACAAGCCTGGTTAAGTTCTTCCATGATGCTTTGTTTGCGGGGATTGATTGCTACGCCTTTAGTCCAGTAGTCATGCAGAGCAGCAAAGCACTCTTCTTGATATTCGACCAACTTACCCCGAATTGATGCCTTAACCCTTGCAGGGTTGATACTGAACAGCCAGCCGTTGAGTTTGCGTAGTGGAAGGCAGAGCATGTTTTGAATACCGCCTTTAGAAGGTATTGCGATATCACAACACCCGTACTTCTCGCGGTCTTTATTCAGCTTTACCGTCTGCGAAGCCCAGTCGAGGCCAATACTTTCCACAATTGGTTTCATCGCCACATAATCAATGCCGTTTTTTCGAACGGTTGTCAGATGATCACCATTGAATTCTACTTCTTTGATTACTGGATAATTCATAGTGTATTCCTTTTGGAAATGACCCTCAGTGCCCAGAAATGACAGCCCATAGAAGCTCACCAGCTATACCGGCATTCCTCTGAGGCTCATTTCCAAACAGGATCTATGGTTGGTTACGCCGGGCATGGCGTTAGATTTACTGCATAAAAAAAGCCCGACCTAAGTCGAGCCCTCTTATTCGATCTGCCGCTATAAAACGTCAGGTGATATGTGTGTTGTACTCAAGTTGCGACAAGCGCAGCTTTGCCACGTCTTCACAGAGTTGCTACACCACTTACGGCTTACCCGTCAGCAAGATGTGATCACACTCCTTGCGGGGTTGAACAATTCTATTTATCACCTTGTCGGGTTGATTCGATTTGTCGAATGCTCGCCTTATCTGCGTTGCACTGCTCTATCACCGTCAACAAGGTGTCATTCAGCAATAGGCTGTTACCCCAAGTTAATATCTCGGATATCTCTGGAGGGATGCAGTCAGAAAGTAAGCTTGCTGGTATCGGTACCTGTGGCACCTGAACGTATTTGATTTGCGTGTTTTCGCAGGAGGTCAGCAGCGGCAGCAGGAACAGGCTTATTAGTACAATCGTCGCCTTTAATCGCTTCTCGAATGTAAACAACGCGAGCCTCACCCGCTTGAGCAATTTTCTGTTTGTCATTCTCGTTGGCCTTGGCGATATCGTTGATGATGTTAACCATGCGTACCTGGTTGCTGAGAATGAACCGGACTTCGTCACGCTCTTTGGCTATTGCGTCTGCTTTCTCGTGCCACTCGTCAGCTTCGTGATAGTAGTAAAGCGATAAGCCAGCCAGAATGATGAGCAGTAGCGCAGGCAGATAGGTGAATATGTTCTTTATCCCGCTAAACATAATTCCCTCTCTATCTCGCGACGGTTCTGTAACCCCTTCCACGGCTTGCCACCGGCATATATCCAGCGGCGTAACTCATCGCAAGCGCCTTTGATATCGCCTGTGTTGAGCTTTTTAAGCAGAGTGGATTTAGTGAATGCGCTCTGGCCTACGTTATAAGTGAATGAGTACAAGGCAGCTTTCTGGTATTTGCTCAGTGGGACTTTTACCGCAGCATCTACAGTACGCTGTACTGGGGCCAAGTCTTTTTGCAATAAAGCGTCGCACTCAGCATCTGAATATTTTTTGTTGGGGATGATGTCTTTTCCGGTGTGGCCATCGCAGACCGTTAAAACACCAATGACATCGTAGTAAGCCACATGCTTGCGGCCTTCTAAACCATCGTCACCACCAAGCAATGCTCCGGCAATTGCCAATGCCCCGGCAGCCGATACGCCAATTATCTTATTGCGGAGAGCTGGAAACATTTGACCGCTCCCGTAGTTGGTATTCTTTGCGCTTGTAGTACCAGTTCACCCCGAACGTTCCGACAGTACAGGCGATACCAATGACAAGCGCCCACTCGTTTAATGACAGCGCACCGAGCATCGTGGTTATGCCGCCGAACCAGTAGGATGAGCCGCTTGAATATTTATCCATTCTCATAGTCTCCCCCTGCCAGTTGGCCTGGGCGTGTATTTGCTGTTTTGGGGAATATCCCACCGCCATGATCCATTCAGACCCGGAGTTTGTTTGAGGGTGATTGGCGCTGGCGGCGGGCTAAATTATTTAAGCGAGGCGTTACGCATTAACATTTCCACAATGGTCATGTCTTGGAACAAAATCTCAATCTCAAGCTTTTCAGCTAAAGAATATTCAGCCCGAGCGCCTGCGCTTGATTGCCAACCATCAAGCATGTAAATAGCATCAGCTCGTTGAAGCATTGCCATGCAAATGCACATGCAGTCAGGCTGAGATAATCCGTCAGGGAGAATTGCTGGATTCAGCGGGACGTGACCAGAAGCCGCTATCTCTTTGGCTGCCGCATTGAATGCAGAGCGATTGAAATTAGGCAAGCCAGTCATGGGGCCAGCGATATAAGTTTTCATTTTTCTGGCTCCAGAAATAAAAAAGGCCCACCGAAGTGAGCCTTAAAATAGATTTGCCACACATGACCAGCGTGCAGGTATTAACGATTGCCTACGGCTAGTGATGTGTGGACTTTTAATTGGGACCATATCGTTAACGTCACCGAAATGGTTATCCGTGATGATTTCATAACGGATAGTAAAATTGATAACGGATTACCACATTCGGCTGGATACTGTTTCACAACGATCGGATTAACCAATCCAGTACCCATGCGAATGTAGAAAGCAAAAAGGCCGCCTTAGCGACCTTGATAGTGATATTCGTAATGCCACTTTTGAGGTGATAACCGAACCATCTCTAGCTTGTAAATAAGTACGTCCACAGTCGCCTTGGGGTTTACATATATTGGTAACGGCGCTGTTAAAGGTTCAAGCTTAGGATACATATTTATGTATGGCAGCGGATGGCTTCCCACAGTGACCCACTCACCATCATACTGACCACCTACAATCATTATTTCCATATACAACCTCGTCTAGTTGCTCGCCATTGATTAAGAGGCAGGCGGTGACGATACCGCTTTTCGGGAGCTACCCTAGCCACTTAGTATTATATAGCAAAAAGGCCCAGCGATTAACTGAGCCTTCTTGATTGTGTAAGCTATGTGACGAACTGACTACTCTTATCATGATATTCAGTTTTTTACGTACGTAAAGATTATTTTTCATATCTAACGCATCCTTGCGCCAAGTGGTTTATCGTCAAGCAACGAGCCTGACTTGTTTATCCATTTCTAGCCTTACTTCTAGCGCCATCAGATAGCCGTCAATGACGCCCTCAGCGTTTTGTAGTTTCTTGCCGATATGACCATCAGAGCAGTGATGTTCTTTCGATAACTGCATGAAGGTTTTGCCAAATACGTAATAGTCAAACAACAAGTTATGAACCGCTGGGTGCTTACTATTTAATCCAGCCATAACACCTGAAATAATTAACCCGTCCTCATCACAGCATTGAGTTCTGCTACTTACTTTTGATGGGATTAGACCTGAAAATCCGGCAGCGATAGGAGGCCAATAGACATCTTCTCTATTGTCAGCGGCCCATGCGCCCCAGCGTTCTAGTACCTGTTGAATGTCACGCATTTATGCTGCCTCTCGAATTAACTGAAAGTCGTTCAGATACAGACCGCCGAAGCTATAGACGATTTCTTCACGGATATTTTCCAGCGTTGCGTATGGGAAGTGACTCAGAAAGAATTCAGCCGCCCTATCAGCTTCGCCGAGCAATTCAGATGAATTTCGTGGGTGAATAACGAAAATGACATCTTGAAAAATTGCTGCCGTTTCACATGGGTAGGTAATTTTGCTCATGATTCCACCCTTTCGTTTTGCCATAGCGGGAGAGGATCTTTGCATCCGGCCTTTCTGATTCTGGCTTTTGCATTTTTCTCTATCTGAATTAGCTTTTCGATATTCTGCCGCCGCTGCTTTTCCTCACGACGTAGATACTTCACGTTCTCCACGTATCTATTTTCGTATTCGCAAAGGTGCAAAATGTAATTGAATGGCTCTACTAGCGCATCACAGCGACGGCACCGTAACGTTCTCTCCTTTTCATTGACCAATACAGATTCGTGCTGGCATCGAATTTTACTTCCACCATCAAGGCGCATTGTCTGAGAGTCATTTAGGGATTCTTTTCTTTCCGGAAAGGCGACGACATTACTTAATTCACTTTCGGTATCAGTGCTCATGCTGACCTCTTCCTGTTAGCCGTCCCCACCATCAGCCGCCCGTTAACAATGGCGTGACGCTCACTCTTAGAGTCATTGGCGTATTTCTTTACCGTTGCACGTTGAGTATTTAGCTGGGCCGCTACAGTTGATTGGTTTCCATAGGCGGCAATTAGTAACTCGGGAATAGTTTTCACATCTGCTTTCATGCGGCCTCCTGAAGTTTTATAAACTCACGTAATTTCGCTCTGTATAGCTTTCTGATGGTTTCGAGTTCTTCGCGGGTGTATCGGTGAGGGGTATTGTTGTTTTCGAGCGCCTCAACGCGCTGAGTGCCGATTTTCTTTACAAGATTGATGCGGTACGGTGTGACATTTCCTGACTGATGGGTATTACACGCACTGCATTGTTTATTTATATTGTCCTCCACATATCGAATTTGGGATGCTTTAGCTATCGTTCTGAAATGCCCAGCGTGCCATTCAAATGCCTGATAAGTTCCGCAACTGATACAGGGCTCATCAACATCTCGACACTTGGTGATGTAGTCATTCACTGCACGCTGCGTCATATCCTCCCAATGCTTCAATGGCTTCAACTTAGCCTTGCGCTCTCTCCATGATTTCCTTTCTTCCAATGCCTTTTCAGCCGCTTTCTTTTCAGATTGCCGCTTTTGGTAAAGGTAAGCACAGTGACCACAGCAGACTATTTGGAGGGAGTTTCTAGGGGTGAACTTGGTGGGGCAGACTTTGCACTTCTTTTGCTTGGGCGGCTTATTCTTCGGCTTGCCGGTTATCATCGGCGTCCTCCTCTGGTTCGATGTAGTGACCCTCGATTGCCAGAGCCATTCTCTTTAGCCAGTCAGCAAGCTTTAGCGCTGCAGCTTTCTCAGTTTCCATGTAAGGGAATTCAGTAATAACCACTTCGGCCTTATAGCCAAAAGTGTTGCCATGAATAACCATCTCTTGTTCTAAAATGGTTTTTGCTGAATGTTTAACGAAATACCGGCTTTCTGATGTTTGGTTGGACCTGTCTTTTTTGAAGGCAATTAAATCAACCGTAGTGCGGGAGTCATCCTGTAATTTCTTAACTAAATCTCGAAAGCTACTCATCTTTTTTCTCCTTCGCTGCTTTATCAATGCATTTCTGATGAGCGTAGGTTTCACCCTTGTTAAGCATCAGGAAGCAGAAGATACATATTGATTGGGGGAGCTCAGGCATGGCTGCTCTCCTTCATCTTCAGGAAGACAATCATGGCGGAGCGGAGAATTTTGTCCGGTATAACGTGGTCCACAATTATCTGGTCGCACGGTGATGAAGCGAGGCACCACTCAGCATTACATCCATCCTCCAAGCTTCTGTCGAACATCAGGCTTATTTTATTTGCCATGATAATCGGCCATGCATCAGCGGGGTTGTTGCAGTAGTCATTCTGACCGGTTCCTACCATCACTTTGTCAGCAAAACTAATGTGCCCGCCCACCAATTTATTAATATCTTCGTCGCTCATCGCTGAATAGTCACTCATCGCGTTCTCCTTACTTTGTCGAATTTTGCTTGCAACAGCCCATGGAATAATCAAATGTCTTTATCTGGCTTGCGGGGATTGGGGGTTTAGGCTTGGTTCGGTGGGATACTTTAAAGATTGAATTTTCCATTACTGCAACTATGCTGCTTTGCCTTTGTCGCATGGTGTATTTCCCCATCGGTTGGCCCACTCCACTTCTCGCTTGGCATCATCGCTAAACTTCACGTTATGCTCAGTGCCGAACCAGTAAGCGGCCTCAATAATCTCTACCATCTCGCTCTTTCTCATCTGGCTTGTGCGATGACCAAAGCGAACATAGCCACCTGTAATGCCCGGTGCCTGTCTGCGTTCCTGCTTCTTGGTTTCTGCGACAAGGTCAGTGATTAAATCCTTCCAGTCCTCTTTGCTGTACTTCACACCATGCCAGAAAACCTGCTCAGCAATGTCAGTAAGCAGCGGCCACATTTTGTTATTCTGTGGAAGACTTCGTTTGGGTTCCTGGATGATGACTTCTTTGGGGGATTTGAAATCGAGCGGTGTGTTTCTGATGGCTGCTATTGCGTTATTTCTGATGCTTTCGTTTAGAAGTAAATACTTTTGTTTATCCATTTTCCTTCTCCCGCCACCAAATATAAAAGTGAAAGAACCAGAAACCGAAGCAAGGGATCGGCCCGTCCATCCAGTCTTTTCTATAACCGAAGTAACGTAGATGTCTCGGCAAGGTGTTCCAGCAAAGTATCTCGTTACGGTTTATTCGGATGTGATATTTCATGGATTCTCCGGTGCGGCGGCTAGCATATTTGCATAGCGCTCTTGCATGCTTTCAAAGCTTCCTGTCATCCCCAGCAGAGTGAGCATGGCTAAAGTTGCCTCTTTCGGTAATAGTTTCCAACCTTCCGGTATCTCCGGAGAGTTCAACTGGGGGGTGGTGTAGAACTTAGTTACTGCTAATTCTGGGCAATGCTCTTTAACAAAATCAGCCTTTCTCTTTTCCTGCGTCCAAATTTCACCAATTGCTCCACGCCATAGCCAAGCCTCAGGCTCAGCCCTCTTTGCAGCTAACGCGATTCGGGCTAGTGCCATCTGTTCGCAGCGAGTCAATCCGTTTTCTAGTGGCTGACGAATAAATTCTTCCAGTCTCTCTACAGTGAAACTATCTAACTCTTTCATCAGCATTTTCTCTCATTCAGTATTCTGTCGTGATAAACAATGGCCTTGGCTTTAGTGGCAATCCGCATCCCTTCAATTTGCTGCTTAGCAACCTTTGACCAATGCTGGGTATCGTCAAAGTAATAGCTATGCGTGAAAAGAATCGAATCCATTACATCAAGTGCTCTCTTTATTCGGCTTGGGATTGCTAACATTTCTCACTCTCTCCCTTGATTCGAATGCCGGCAGTGCGGACAACGGAATAACATTGAATAATTGCGGCTGTAAACCCGTTGGCATAATCACTCGTATGGCCCTGTTCAAGCGCCTCACGACAGGTCATTTCTTCAGGAATATCCACCTCGATGCTTTCTCGCGCAGCTTTCCATGCTTCAAAATACTGTTGCAATGGCATGTTCCAGTAACCGCCATCATCAAACTTTTCAGCAATCATCGTTTTGCTTTGGGGCCACCAAGTAACCACCCAAGCTTCAAAGTCAGACTGCGATTTAGTTATGTCCATCAGAAACCACCTTGTTGTTTGGATGACCGGCGATCTGATTCATCAGCCTTTGCTCTGGCTTGAGTCTGGTCACAGTCATAAATTGCCCCGAATAGCTGCTCAACATACACAATGCCGTTTTCACCGTGGCGATTAAGCTTCAGCAGCAGCTCTGTATCGTGTTGATTGGCGTTATCGTCGTAAGCGCCAGCGCGGTATATTCCGAGCCAGTAGTCGCAGTCCTGTTCGATTTGTCCGGTATCGCGGGAGTCGCTAGGGAGTGGGCGTTTGTTGTTTCGCTTTTCCAAATCACGGTTAAGCTGGGTTAGCAACACAACGACGCAATCCAGTTCTTTGGCGAGGTTCTTTAGTCCTTTGGTAATCATTCCGTAGGCCAAGTCGTTGCGATCGGCTTTCTCGGCTTTCATCAGCGTTAGATAGTCAACCAATACCATGCCAACAACGCCACGTTCACGCTTGATACGGCGGCATTCTGAAACGATGTGAGTCAGTGAAAGACCCGGGGTGTCGTCGATATAGAGATTACCGTTGGTAGCCAGCTCTACGCCCTTGGCAGAAGCCAGAGCAAACCGGTTATCGTCGTACCCATCAAGATAGAAATTCTTGCTTGATACGCCGGATATCTGGGTGATCATACGTTCGGCAAGTTGCAGGTCTGGCATTTCCAAACTGAATGCCAGCGCTGGCAGCTTCTCGTTCATCGCACAGTTGATAGCCATGTTGAGGTAGACCGTTGTTTTTCCCATCTTAGGCCGTGCACCAACGACGAACAGTGACCCTTTCACAATGCGCTTTGGTTCCAGCATGGCGTCGAGTGAAGGTATTCCGCTGGTTAGCCCGATAGCGCTTTGGTCGCCAGAAAATCGCTTCTCCACGACATCAACCCAGTCAGTAAATACATCTTCGAACCGGCGTAAGCCTCTCTGATTACCCGTCTTAGCGTGATCTGCTATTTGCGAAAACAGGGACTGAGCCGCTTCGAATTTCTCTTCAGCCGTCATGCCGTCATTGGCGTAGAACAGCTCAGTGATTTTGTTGGCCTTCTCAATGCCGTAACGCTTCATTGCTCGATCGCGGATCACGTTCGCATAAGCGACAATGTTCGCAGCGCTGGGCGTGTTCTTGGATAGCTCAGCCAGATAACCGAACCCGCCGACCGTATCCAGCTCACCACTATCACCGAGAGACTCCGATAACGTGATCAGGTCTAGCGGTTGCTGCTGGCTATCAAGACGACGCAAGCCTTCGTAAATAATGCGATGTGGGCGACTGAAGAACGATTCAGACTTGAGGATTGAAAACACAGTTCGGCACCGGTCAGTGTCACCGCCGTCAATCATCAGCCCACCAAGAACACTCTGCTCAGCTTCAAGGCTGTGCGGCGGTAATTTATAATCAATGGTCATCCTTGGCCCCCTCACGGACTAGCAGATAAGTTTCATCGTTCAGGAAATACTCCAGCCCTTTTTTCTGCCACGTCTTGCCAGAACGAGCATCAGGTCTGTTTTCCAGCATCCAGCGGCAGTTGGTGGAAATGTAAGTCAGGTAGGCTTTCCAGCTTTCCAGCGTGAATGGCTGGCTGTCCAGTTGCCGAGTTATCTTGCTGGCTTTCACCCAGAAGGTTTTGATCAGGTTACGTCGCTTGTCACTGAGTGCTCTTATGCCTTTGGCTTCTGGCAGAATGTCGTGATAAGCATTGACCACATCTTCACAACTGAATGACGGTTTTTTCTTTCCCGTTTTATCGGCTGAAGAGGGACTCTCTATTACGTTAGTAATAGAGTTATTAGTTATTTCATTGTTTGTGGCACTCTGTTGGTAATCTGTTGGCACAACCTCCGCGCCAGCGCTTGGTGCAAGCGGCTTTGCGTTGGCACTTTGTTGGTAATCTGTTGGCACAATATTTGGCTGATATTCGTCGTATTTTGTGACGTAAATTAGTGAGAATTTCTTGGTGGTTGACTTGGTGATCATCCCAAGTTTTTCAAACTTACCGATGAGATATTTGATGCGGTTACCGGTAATACCGGTTGCCAGTTCCAGCTTATTTCTGCCAGTCATAAACTCACCACGACGAACCATGACATCACCCAGCTCAGTATTAATTATTGCCGGTGCGTGATTGGCGATAAGTATGAAATGGAACCACAGGTGAACCGCTTCAGAATCCGTCCTGTAGAAAGGCAGATCCATTATTTTCCTATGCATCAAGGCAAACCCCTTACCGGTTGCCTCCGGCCTTACTGTGTCTGGTTGACGAAACGCTAAGACGTTACTCATTGGCTTTCCCCTGCATAGCCTTAAGCTCCTTGAATTTCTCAACGAGCTTGTGACCGAATATTGGATTGTCCACGCAGACCATGACTAACTCGTCAGGTTTGGCGGATCGCTGCTGAGTAACCTCTCGCTGCTTTGCGTTAGTTTTCTTTCGCATGTATAATTACCTCTGTAATTGGCTTGCATACCTGATTACCGATGCCCTGACAGTTCTAGCTGTTGGGGCATTTTCTTTAGAACAATGCTGATTGCTGAGACGCTTTAGCTTCACGATACTTAACCCGAAGCTCATCAGCCCTGTCTGATGCCGTTGTGTTCTTCTTGGCCCATTCCTTAGCCAGTCGCAGGCAATCGTCATATATCCGTCCCTTAGCACTAGCCTGTGATGCCCGCTTGTAATAATCCTCACCAAATGCTGCCCCCCCTTTTGCAATTGCTGGCGGGTACTTCAATTTGAGAAGCTCTTTCTCAATTTGGTCGTAAACAAACTGACTCCAGCTCATAAACACCTCTACGCCTTGATATGCTCCAGCATCGAAAGAAGCTTTTTAGCTTCCTCGCCTGTAATGACTATGTTTTGTTCGCATCCCTCCGGCGCTACGCTGTCGTTAGGCATGCCGAGAATGTGAACCATCTGACTGGCTAGCTTCGCTATGCGAGCCTTGTCACGGCTCAAAGCTGTGGGATGAATTCCCATCAACTTCGCCATTGCGTTATTGCCAAATTCCAATGCGGTTTTAAGCCAGTAGCCTTCGAGCACTTCTGGCTTACACGTGATTGATAAACTGTTGCGAGTAATTGCACGTTCCATGCGTAATACTTCCCTTGTGATTTGATTGGTACGTGACAAAGCTGTGAGCTTGTCACTTTGGTTTTCCATCCAGTGCCTTTTCGGCCAAAAGGATGAAGAGGTCAGATTGTTTAAAGAGCGGTAGTGCTTAAGCTGCTTTTTTGTTGCTTGGGAACGGGCGAACTTCTTCGCCTTTAACACTTCCATCAGGCATTACAGTCACGACAATGTGGCGACCTGCTCGAATGGCTTTACTGATTGCACACTGAATAACGCCAAAATCACTGGCAGCCTTTGCTTGTCCGTGAATTTCTGCGTAATCAGCCAAAGTCATTTTGTTCATAGACACACTCCATTTTTGTATCAACAAAAGAATACTACAGGTATTTATTATATTCAATACCTAAGATATTTCGCACTAAATACCATCGCTATTACAATGAGATTATGGAAAAGAGAAAGGAATTGACGACAGAACAGCTAGAGGACGCTAAGCGGCTAAAGGCTTTGTATGAGTCAAAGAAAAAATCCTTGGGAATTACTCAGTATACGATTGCTGATGACCTAGGAATATCACAAGGTGCTGTGGGGCATTACCTTAATGGTAGGAATGCACTTAACGCGCCGATAGCATCGGTGTTTGCAAAAGCCTTGCAGGTATCCATATCTGATTTTAGTCCATCGATTGCAAGAGAGATTTCTGACTATGCAGCTTCAAATACCGAAGATCCACAACGTCCGATAATCCTCGCCTACACGTACCCATTATTCTCTACCGTTCAGGCAGGAAACTTTTCTGCCGTGGGTTCATATACAGAGAAAGATGCAAAAGATTGGATTAGTACCACGAAGAAAGCTAGCGACTTAGCGTTCTGGCTTGAGGTTTCCGGACACTCAATGACCGCACCTCATGGCTTTAAGCCTAGCTTTCCTGAGGGAATGTTGATTTTGGTGGATCCAAAAGAAGATGTGACTTATGGCGATTTCTGTGTTGCTGGTATCCATAACGATACTGAGGTCACATTCAAGAAGTTTACATGGGATGACGGTTATCGCTGGCTTGAGCCGCTAAATAATAATCCTAGATATCAAAGTATACGATTTGACGAGAACTGTCGGATTATTGGGAAAGTGGTTAAAGCACAGTGGCCCGAAGATACATTCAACTAACCCACGGCTAACCCACTGCTAGGGTGGGTAAACTCCAACCGGCGTATAAAAGTTAGATAACAACAAGGACTGCCTTTACACCATGGATAATCGGATACTAAAGGTAAAAGAATTTGTGAGGCGAATCCCTGAGGGTTCTACGCGCCCTTTCTTATGCAAATGTGAGGATGGGGAACTCTATGTTGTAAAGGGTATGCCTAATCTGCCAAGAAAAGAGCTAATGGCTGAATGGATAGCAGGATGTTTAGCAAAAGCACTAGGGTTATCAATTCCTGACTTTAAAATTGTAGAAGTAGATCAATCATTAGTTGAGTTCGTACCAGACCTGAAAGGCGAGTTAAGCCCCGGCTACGCTTTTGCAACGAAGTTTATTTCTGGGGCTGGGGCCATTACGTTACAACAAGCGCATTCTAGTGTTGAAACACCACATCAAAAAAGAATATATCTTTTTGATAGATGGATAAAAAACTCCGATAGAACCCTGTCCGCTCGCGGGGGAAATATCAACATTATCTTTGACTATTTTAACAGTAGGCATTACTTAATTGACCATAACCTCGCCTTCGATCATGATGAAGCTGAGGCTGATGTAAAAATGCATGTTTATAGTCCACAACACAGAAGTTGGATTTTTGATATCGTAGATCGGCAAGAGTGCGAGGATGAAATCGAGCTAGCCAGAAATATTCTAGCTGAATGCATTGCAGAAATTCCCGAAGAGTGGAAACTTGAAGAGCCAGATGAGAACGATCTTTTTATCTCATACATAGAAGATACTTTAGCACGTGCATCGAATGACGTTTTTTGGAGCCAGATAACATGAGCACACCATGCCTATATAGCATAGTGAGATACGCACCATTCGCAGAAACTGAAGAGTTTGCGAACATTGGTGTAGTCATGTGCGCCCCCAAAAAGCGAACCTTTCACTTCATGCTTACTCAAAGCAATGATGCTAGAGTTACGGCATTTTTTAGGGATGATACAATTTTCCCTTTAGCTAAAGATGCCGTCGCAAGGGAATTAAAATATGCACAAGAACAAAGCCATAGATTCCGCACATCCGAAGAACTAGCTAATTTTTTCAATTACTTAACTGCAAGGCGGGAATCTATTTTTCACTTTAGTTCAACTAGGGTTGTTCTGGCTGATAATCCAGAAAGTGAGATTGTTAGGATTTATAATCAGTTCGTAAATCATTCTGATTACAGCAAAGAACGAAGAGAAGAGATACTTGCGAAAGAACTAAAGCGTAGATTAAATGCTCATGCTGAACTAAGACACGCATTTAAAAAAGAAACCTTTGGTGGAGATTTAACTAGATTCAGTATGCCATTCGTTGCAAAGAATGAAGATGAAGTCCTTTGTGCCATTAAGCCACTGGCGTTTGTACAAAAAGAGCCAGGGAAAATGATGGAGCATTGCGATTCATGGGTGGCACGCGTTAGCAGGGCTGCCGCAGAGAACTTACTAAATTTATCAAGTGTGCTTTTCACTATTGATGGACATAAAAGCCCATCAATTTCTGAAGCAAAAGCAATGAGCGAAATTAGAAAAACTTTTGATAACAATCATATTATGCACTTTAGGCATGATGATGAAAAATCAATAATTGAGTTTGCTAAAGCCTCTTTGTGACGCACAACCCGGCCCCGCTGCCGGGTTTTTTGTGCCTGCAATCTGACAATCTCACTCTTCCAGCAGCTTAACCGCCAGTTCCATTACCCGCAACTGATCGTCATCCCACTTATCTAATCCTTTCGCTAGCTCCGTTCGAATCACATCGGCTATAGCCACTCTTTTAGTCTCATGACCTTCTGCCACCATAGCGAATACCACATCGCCAACTATACGGCACATTTCTTGATATCGAATTTGTGCTTGCTCTTCGTAGTTCATACCTACCTCCGCATAAATTTCACCCAACTTAGCACACTTTTTACTCCTGACAGGTGAGTTCGATGTGCAAATCTGCATATCAGTAAAAATAAATCACGTTAAAAATCAATACCTAAAATATTCTTTTTCATTTTAAAATACCTTGGGTATTTACATATTAAATATCAATGGTATTCTTTAGCCATCGAAACGAAACATCGATGCGGACGACGGAACTACTCGCCGCGCCAGTCAGGACGACAGGCTGCTTATTTAACAATAGAGAAAGTCGGAAGGTCACAGAATCTCTGTCATCCCCCTACGCACAAATGCGACGTACCACCGAGCGCGATCCGGTCGATGGGAAGATTAGCCCCGCATGAGAATGAGAACGGGCGCGAATGGGCAGCACTGTATGGGTGAATGTGATAAGCGCAAAAATGTTTATTACAGGTCGTTTTGATAGCGGCCTGTGCTGAACAAGTGAGGTGACTATGAATTCAAAGCAAAAGAGACGGGCGTGGCGACACGAACGCAGGCAGAACGAAAGGGAAATATTGGCAGCTACTGGGGCGGTTATACGTTCAGCCATACCGGCATCATTGTTTTCAGCAGGCTTCCGTAAAGTTCGTGAAGATTGCTATCACGTTATTAAGTGAGAAATCATGCAACGAGAAATTAATGATTTTGTCGGCTGGGGATTAGATGGATACGGCAACGCTACCTTGTTCTGTAGTCACTGTCGGGCGGTATTTTACAAGACCGCTAATCAGTCAAAGATAATTCAGGCTAAACGAGTTTTCAGCAAAAAGCATAAATGCTAACCGGAAGCCCACCACATAGTTAAGGGGTAAGAGAATGCCGTACAAGTTAAATCAAAAAATAAAGAATCACATTGCCGATATGGCAACTCGCAGCAAACATAAAGCGGCATTTGATAAAGCATTTGCAGCTTTCAAAGAAGATGCATGTCTGCAGCTTTATAAGAAATATCAGAATGAATTGTTTGAGGGTGTTAGCCCTGTAGTTCTGGAAACTTGCGATAAGACAGACCGAATCGACTTATACAGCGATCGAATAGATGTCAGCGCCATATCGACAGCAATGCAGCTTCATTCAGACAAGCTAGAGCGATTTGGAATTGGTCGCTACGTGTATGGGAAGGGTTATGCATTTTACGCTAGTGACCTTTCTGACAAAACTGCGTTAAAGAAATTAATGACAACTGTCAGATCAATAATTCAATTCAGAAGTGATTTGCTCTCTGCCATGGCCCACTTCAAATCCGGTGAAAAGATGGTTGCCGCATTGCCTTGGACGGATAAGTTTTACCCAGAAGAAGACAAGACTCCAACCTGCAATATCGTGCCGGTTTCTGTAATCGAAAAGGCAAACAGCTTAATGGGAATTAAGGCTAACCCCTCCAACTAAATAGGTGAGATATGGGAAAAATGACTTTTGTCGTTGAGTTTGAAGATGGCAAAGAACCAGCGGTAAACAAGGCCACTGATATTCTTGGAGGTCAGTTAGTTCGGGTTGCATTTAGAGATAGCATTCTTAATGTTGACAGCCTAAATCAAGAGGCATTGGCGGTTGAACTTTGGAATGAGTTAACTGAACTTACCCAGAGTAGCGAAACAGAATGGGAGGATGAACCATACGCCGATTTTTATCGAGATGCCGTGACTAACCTTATAGAAAGCATCCAAAACCAATTTCAAGACTAACCTCCCCCACTAACTCCCCACTCCCACTACTAAATAACTGACTATAGTCGGTGTTTTGCTGTGGGCCAAATACAAGGAAATGAGCATGGCAGATGAAAGCACCGATTTGGCGGTAATCGACATAAAGCCTGAATCCTACCCGACTTTGTATATCCCGAACGGGCTTGATAGCTACCTTAACCAGATTCGACAGGAGGTTAATGAAGTCCCTGACCTATCAACAGCGAAAGGTAGAGCGCGGATTGCGTCACTAGCAGCTTCCGTATCCCGCAGCAAGACGGCGATTGAAAAGCCGGGCCGAGATTACCTGAAAAAGCTGAAAGAAGCTGTGAAACCTGCTGAAGCAGAAATTAAGCGGTTCGTTGATGAATGCGACGCATTGCGAGACGAAACACGAC